CCACGGAGCGCTTCGAGCTCCGCGCGTAGGCGGTCGTTTTCGGCCTGGAGATCGTTCTGGGCCTCCATGGTGAATACGCCGCCATTGATCTCGGCCAATCGCTTCTGCTCTTCGCGCTCGAACGCTTCCATTGCGGACGCGCTGGGCGGGTATGCGGTGTCGATCCGCTTCTCGAGATTGGTGCCATGCGCGCCGAGATCCCTCAGATAGCGCCGGTCCTCATCCACGAGAGCCTGATCGAGCGGGACAACTTTCGACATTTCTCGAATCCTCTCCGGAGCTAAGCCCTGGGCCGGAGCCCAGGGGTCAGCCGTCCGATCAGGCAGTCCAGGCGTAAGCAGCCGGGACAGCGTAGGCGCCAGCGGTCAATTGCATAACCGCAGCGGCGCCTCGCCGGCCGACGCCGGTGCCGAGGCCACGAATGAACATTGAGTCGATCAGCGGGTAGGCATTGTTGTTGCCGGGCTTGAGAATAACGCCCTGCAGCGACGCCTGCGAATGCTGACGGATTCCGACGACGTTCAGGCTGGTGGAACGTCCGGCGCTGGCGGCCGCGACCAAATACCCGGACGGGATCGTGCCATGCTCCACGATCAGGTACGGGCCATAGGTACCGACCACGTTCATCCCCGCGAATTGGTTCCCCGGCTGGCCACCGGCGGCCACTTCCCATCCGATCGGCAGGAGGAATCCCGTGCCGGTCGCCGGAATGAAGTCGTACACCGCTGTCACAGCGTTGTTGTTGACAACGCCGCGACGGAACGTCTTAATGACGTCCGCCTCCGTCTTGTTGACAAGAATGAGGGTGGTGTAACCATTCCCGGTGTCGTAACCGTGCTCGGTCAGGAGCGCGGCCAGGTTGTCGAGGTCGGTACTGTCCAGGAGGACGGCGCCGCTTCCGACATAGTGCGTATGGGTCGCCGGGTTAAATGTCACTCCATTGTACGGCGGAATGAACATCGAGTCGGCATTGTAGAGCGCCGTCACCGTGTACGGGGTATTGGTAACGGTCGTGGTCCGGTTGGCGCTGTTGAAGAGCGCCTTCATGACCTGCTCGAAGAGAAGCCGGTTGTCGGCCTCCATTACCATCTGGAGTACGGAGTCCAGTTGCTGAGAAGTCGCACCCTGGGTGTTACCGTCTCCGGCCAGGTACTGGAACGTGTAGCCCTGCCGCGTGTCATACCACTTGAACGGGAATGCCCGCTGAGTGACGATCGGCCGGGGGCGGATTGCCTTCGGCAGACCGAACTCAGTGGCTTCCTCGAAGCGCTCGCCACCGGCCTCGACGATGTCCTCAATAACGTCAGTGACGTTGAATGAGAGCAAGTCGACGAGCGGCTGGCGCTGAGCGTTGAACGTCTCCAGGATAGCGGCAAACGCATCCCAGATCGCGTTCAGGTCCTGGCCGTCGCGAGTACGGGTGAGGACGTCTTGAGCATTCTGGTAACCCTTTGCCATTAGACTCGCCTCCTCCCGTTACGCGGCAATAGCCGGAGCGCCGACACGAATGATCATTCGGTCGAGCTCGATCATATTGCCAAGAAGCTTGGACGTCGTGATTGTTCCATTCACGGTCCCGTCAGCGTGCCCATAAACCGGAGCGCCCGCAGTAAATGCAGTGCCGACGGTCATGGTCGCCTCCACGATCTCCCCCGATGTCATGACGTCAATCATGTCACCGGCAGCCATCGCCTTAGTTGGGCAGATCACGCCACAGATCGCGGTGGTGATGCCGGTACGGACGACCTGGCCGGAGCTATTGATCGCAACGGCGAAGACCTTGTCCTTGTCCGCAACCGCGATGAGCGCGGCAAGTGGCGCCCGGAAGCCACCCGATACCGGGTCGTACTTGTCAAACCTAGACATTGGAGTCTTTCACTCCCTCCTGTTAATCGGGGGCTTCCACTGCCCCATACGAGTCCCTATCCCAGGCGCTGGCGTAGCGCCGGGAAGCGCCTTGCAAGATCAGCCGTGCTTGGCTTGGTCCCCTGTTGCGGGGCAATTCCGCCATTGGCAGGCGCGGTACCGGGCGGAGGGGCATTTTGCTGCTGCCCCGTTCCGCCCGCCTCGGCGGGCTTCGGCTTGAGCAAGTAGGGATGCGCCGTGGCAAGAGCTTTCAGCGCCTCCTTCATTCCCGCAACCACGCCTTCCGCGTCAACCGTGATCTTCGAGCGGTCCAGCAATTGGAGTGCCGCCGACGGAGAATGCCAGTCGTGCTCGTTAGCCGTGAGGAATGCGTTTTCGACGCGGAGCGCGTTGTTCGCAGCCAGCATGACTTCCTGAGCCTTCGTAGCCTCCACGAGGTCACGCTCAAGCTTCTGCAACTGGGGCATATCTTTATCCCGCAATTGCGCGTGGGCTTGTTCGGCCTCGACCCGCTTCTTATCCGCTGCCGCCAGCTGGGCCACGACCCGCTCGAATTCCTCCCGGCTAACGGCGCTCTGTCCGGTGTCCGGTGGAGGCGTAACGGTCGTTCCGGGGGCGCTCTGTCCCCCTACATTCGCGGCAGTTCCCGTCCCTTGGTCACCGGTTCCGGCGCTCTGTCCGGTCCCGGTAGCGGCGCTCTGTCCGCCCAGTGGGTCAGTCATTGTTCCTCCTGATACTATACCCGACGTTGGTCAGAGTCTACTTACACGCTTGGGAGTGGGGACTACGGGCTGCTTTTGCATTGCTATCGCACGTTGTTCGTCAATCCATTTATCGTAGTCCCCGTTGACTAGCCGGTCCAGGAACTCATCCTCGTCAATCTGTACCGGCACCACATAGCAATAGCAATGCGGGTGTGGTTTTCTTGGGACGTCTGCCTTCGGAAAGACTCCCGCCCCTTCATCGAACTTGTCCTCGTGTGCGTAGTCGTCACAAATGTCCGCCTTGGGGTGCGAGGAGGACAAATGCCATTGCATAGCGTGGATCCAAGGCTTCTCTTGCACTTGCTGAACCGCTACCGCGTGGAATGCGTTATTGATCTCGCTCCGCGCTAGCCTCATGGCGGCGTAGCGGACTCCGCCCGGAGTGTTAGGGTTGAACCAATCTACCGCTTCGGCCGCAAACTCCTTGGCGGTCTTGCCTTGCGCCAGGAGCGAACTAATCCGCTTATCAATCCGGCTACCCAACCAGACGTCAGTCTTGTAGATCCTCTGGGAGAGCTCGGTATAGCTCAAGTCCATACGCGCCAATGCAACTTCGGTAGTCCGGCCAAGGCCAAACTGCAGATTGGCCGATATCTCACGCGCTAGCGCGCTCCGCCCCAGCCGGTCCAAGACATACGCATCCAATTGGTTGCCTAGCTGGATAGCGCGCGCTGCCGCCTCCAACCGTCGAGACTCCACTACCCGCCCAAGCTTCCGGAGCAGTTTAGATTGCTCCTCCAGCAACGCTTTCCGGACCATGGCCATCTGTTGATATCTGAGCTTATCACTCATCGTCATGGTCTGCTTGGATATAATGCGAAACATGTCCTTCCGGAGCGCGTCAACCGCATCCGACAGCATAGAGACAATCTGTTGGTCGGTTGCTATCTGGACCTGAGCGTACGCGCGGATCCATTCCCCGGGGGCAGGTGGCCGGAATGGCGAGGTCACGCGGGAACCCACCTACCCTCGCGAATGAATCCGTGATCGCCGCATAACGGACACAGCAACGAGGGGGAGAGCGTCAACGGCTCCCACGATTGAACCTGCCAGACTGGTCGATCGGGTCCGATCACTTCGCGTACGCCCGGCAAGTCGAACATGATTGAGTTCTCGCAGCCGTTCCCGGTATCAACAATTGCGCCGATCTTAGGTATGTCGGGAATGCCATCATACTGCGGATTCAGTTCACGATCCGGGCTCCAACTCGTGAATTGCAGTGTATGCCCGTGTCCCAAATCCATGACCCGACCGCTCATTGCTCAATCTCTTTCCGCTTGTCGACAAAGGCCTGGGTACGGTAGACCTCGGGCGGAGGCGGATCACCGGCGACGTATCCTCCCGTGGTAATGATGAGGTTTGCGCCGGACATGGTTGAGGTTGTTGAACTCCCGAAACTAATGGCCGGCCCCTTCGGCCGCTCATCAAAGTCATCCGTTACTAGTGTCTTCATGGTGTCGGTACCTCCACACTAGCTCCTCCGGCCTCGAGACCGAGGCGCGCTGCTTCGGCGTCTAGCGCCGCAGTCTCTACTGCGGCCATACGCGTCAACAGATCCTTGGGGAACGTGAACCCAAGCTTATCCGCCAGATACTCCTGAGCGTACTGCGCATCGATGATCTTGGCGGTAAGCATATCAACAATCTCCGCGATCACCGCCGCGCGGTCAACCGGCATTGGGTCGCCAAATGTCACATTGACTGTGAACACTCCCTCAATGGGTTGGCGGCCCTCGTAGGCAGGGGCCCAACCGTTCAAGAGATCCCACAGGAATTGCACGAGGACAGCGGCCATTCCATCTTCGCGCTCCCGGTTGCCGGCAATGACCGGCGCCATCTTGATCGCTAGCGCCACACCGCTCTCCGCCACTCGGACATCTACCTTACCCACCGCGATATCCGGAGTCCCGCTGCTCTCAAGCGCGGCGTCCTTCAGCGAGTTCACGTGGTCTTGCATAGGTTCAACGGAACTCACACCCTCAACGCGGCCAAACTTCCCGCCTTGGCGCAACTCCAAGACGCTGGCCGGAGCAATCACCCATTCAGTCTCTTTCCCGTCCGCAGTTCTTGGGCTCCCGGAGTCCGTCCAGTACACACCGATCCCAGACAAGGCAATCGACATGTCTTCGTCTGTCATTCCCTGAGTGATGCCGGCGAACACGGTCTCCAGCCCCTGCAACATGGAGAATCCGAATGGGCCGCTGTTGGTGTTCTTGAAGTGGTAGACCGGAATGGCTTGGATCTGGGCCGGTAGCATGAATCCAACAAAGGCCTGACTTGTATACCGCTCGTCCCACACCACCCAATTAGGCGGGTCGGCCGGTTTGAGATCCGCAGCGGTCAACGGGAACCGATCGTCCCAACCATTGGCCTCAAAGAACTCCATGCGATAGTAGATGCCGCCTATCGACGAGCCCGGAACCTCGGCAACGTCCGCCTCGGTCAGGATTCGTTGGTAGCGCTCCCGCTGCGCTACAGTAGTCTGACCATCCGGAGAGGACAGGAGGGTAATGATGTAGCAGCCGGCGATCCGCTCCGAGTCCGTCCCCATCGGAATGGAGAAGTACTGCGACCCGTCAAGTAGGGTAATCCGGAGCCGCTGCCCTTCCGGCTTACTGGTGTCGGCGCTCAATTGCAGGAATGAGTCGCCGCGCCGAAGCATAGTTCGCTTGGCTTCTGCAAACTTCACTACGAATTGCTCGCGGTCGAAGAGCGACTTCGCCCAAGTGGCTAACTCCGCCTGTACCTCCGGGGTAGCCGGGCTGTCCATGGGGACCTCGTAGCTAACCGTCAGGTCCTTCCCCAGATAACGGTTGGTCCCCTCCAGGACTGCACGAGCAAACGGAATGAAGCGCTTGCCCTTATTGTCCGTCTCCGTCCTAAGTAGAGCGTCAAACGCTTCATTCACGTTGTTGACAATATCGTCATACGTCCAATAGGCCTGAATGCGCTGGATGTCGTCCGGCTGCTTGCCGTTGACGTATGTGGGGACAGGGCGACCCAGCGCCACCGCCGTTGCGTATGGGGATACCACGGGTGCTCCTCCTCCGGTTGGTCAAATCCTAGCGCGTAGCCTTGACCTTGTTCTGGCGGGTGGAAACGTACGGACTACCTAGCATCCCTCCAAACATCCGTCCCAACGCTTCCGGGGTATGGTCATCTTTCTTCAAAGGGTGCTCCGGGGCGGAGCGCCCGCGCTCTCCGGCCTGCTCGGCCGTCTCCTTGTATCGGTAGTCATTGAACTCTCGGATCGTATTAACGCATTGACGGTTCACAGTCAGTTGCGGTCCGCCGCCGCCTAGTACGCCAACCTTCAGCTTGCGACGGAACCATTCCAGGCGATCGTTGATCACTAGGCTGCCCGGATCCATACTTCGCACCTTTAGCAATTGTTCTAAGCGCCTTGTACGGTCGGGCTCGGCTGGGTCGGGATAGAAACCACGGAGCGTGACCGGATTGAGGCCGCGCTCCTTTATGATCTCCGCCATCTCCTCCGTAGTCCGCCCAACCTCATAGATCTCGTCCAGCACATGGAACTTCTCGTGGCGCGGGTCCGTCTGGACAATCAACCAAACAAATGGGTTGGTGAATCCGTAGTCCGCGCAAGCCCAAGTCTCCCAGCCGGCCCGATACTCATCGCTATTGACGTGTATCTCTTCGTCGAAGTCCTTCAGCACGCGCCCGACGTACTCCGTGAACAGCGCCGCGATTTCTTGGTTGAACATTTCCACGCTCATGTCCAGCCACATAGCCCAGATCTCTGGGTGGATCCCGTACGGCGCAATCACTCCGTCCGGTCCCTTGATCATACGGCCTAGCTCCGCCAGCGCTATCTTGGCTTTGTCCAAGCGCCCATGCCGGTGCTGCTCGGAGAGCCACTTCAATAGCTCCTCGTTGACTCCGCCCGGATACACATACGGGTTAACCCAAGCCGGAGCGCGCCAAGACTTCCAATCCGCGCGCTCTGGGTCCTGCCCAATCATCCAGAGGTCATAGAACCAGTTTTTGCCTTCCGGGGTAGAGCCGAACTGGGCCCAACCATTGAAGTCTGCAAGAGTAGGGCGAACGTACTTGATCCAAGTGGACGGCTTGAGCTTGGCCGCTTCCGAGAACACTACCCCGCTCAGGCCTTCACCAACCAGCGTAGCCGGATACTTGGCGCTCTTGGCGGATATGATGAAGCGCCGGTCGAATAGGCTAATCTGCATATTGCCAGATTCAGGAATGTTGTACGTTCCTGGGTGGTCAAAGAGAAAGCCCAAACGCTCCAACGCTAGGTAGATGACGCGGAACTCCTTTTCGGCATCGCTGTACTCCGGCCCAACGATCCAGTACTCTCGCCGCAATCCCTTACGCCGTAGGAACTCCAACTCAGTCCAAGCGCCGAACGCCTCCGGTACTAGCCGGTGCGCACCCATTTGGCTCTTACCCGCCCGTCGGCCCGCAGCCACTACCTTGTTACGGGTCCGGTCCAACAACACTTCCCGTTGGAGGTCGTACGGCACCCACTCTACTTCGTCCCATATGTGCGGCCAAATGGCATCGGGCGGGGGCGGAGTCCGGAGCGCGGCCATTAGCCTCTAGTCACCACCGTGAATCGAGACATTGAGAATGCACGATCTTTGAGTTCTAGGATCGGAATGCTATCGTCGCCCTTCATAAGCGGCCCGACCATAGCGGCGGCAAACCATTCCTGGCCGTGCTCGTCTACGAACGTCATTATGGCGTTGACCTCTCCGACCTCCGCCTCAACCGCCGGCCAGCGATCAGTCTTCATTGCATTCCTACTTGGGTCAGTGGGTTGAAGGCGCAGGAGTCCGGAGGTAGCTGGATGCCGCCATCTACCTGCTCGGGATTGTCTATCTCTGCAGACATATAACCATCTACCCGTACCAATGCCATGGGAGTCCACATAGCTGGCGTCGGGTCTTGCCCAACGGGGACCTGCACGCGCTCCAGGTCATACTCCAGGAGGATGATCCCGCACCATTCGCAACGCTGGCGTAGATACCGGCCAAACATGACCATCTGTGTCCCGGCGATATGGGTTACTCCCTCCGGCTCGGAGTCCCAAAGGCGTGGTCTAGTGGGGTCTAGCGCGCAGACGCACCCATCGCCCTTTGGTCCCATTCCGCGTGGCCCATCCCCGTGGTACATATCCCAATCATCCCGGCAATACTGATTGTGGGACTTAGGCTTCGGGAACGTTGGCAGAGGCGTACCGGGCGGAATCGGCTTCATTTGGTCCCACAATGGCGAATCGGGCGGGAGGAGCGGAGGCTGATCGGGAGTCCCGGCTACCTCCCAAGAGCGCGGGAGCGGCAACGGTGCATCTTCCATTAGTTCCTCCATTAGGGGTCGGGGTGGGCCGTTGGCTGGCCTTGGGGAGGTCCGGCCCACCCCGACGTCTCGGCGCTCTAGCTGACGGTACCGTCGTCATTGAGCGTGTCGCCTAGATCGGTAATGTTACCGCTCCAGGTAATGCCTGCCGTGTCGCAGTCCGTAGTCATCCCGAAAGCGGGCGAGCGCCGGTCAGTCTCTCTTGTTGTGGCGTCTTCGCCAGCGGGGTAGAAGCGGTTACCCGTCACCACGAATCCATCCACGTTGGAGGTGGGGCAATAGAGAGTGTAGGCACCGCTGGACAGGAAGTTGTTGGTGATCGTCCAGTCGGTCGTACCGTCTGCGTCGATGATGATTGCAGACGTCATCGGGTTATAGCCGGAGAGGAGATTGCCGTCAATGAGGACATTCTCGCCCTCCCAGCCCTGAATGAGATCGCCGTGCTCCTCCGGGGTAGCCTCGTACGCCTCGATGATAGAGTCGGTGATCGTGACGTTGGATCCCGCGCTCACGCCGTTCTCGCAACGGCGAATGTGGGAGTTGGTGATAGTGACGTCGGAGAATGCGACGCCCGTCCCGCCTCCGTTGCAAATGATCTCCGTGTACTCAATAGTCACTGTGCCGCTGCCGACCGTCTCGATATAGGCGAAGCAATCGCCCTGGAACCGGACGTCACGCACGATCACGCCTGGGTCGTCAACGACCAGGCAGCCGGTAATGTCCAGGTCTTCGATGACCTGGTTGGTCGAGGTGGAATGGAAGTCTCCGCCTCCGGGCGTGTACGGAGTCAGGGTGTGTCCATTACGCGGACCGGTCGTCGCCGTCGTCGGGTAGCCGCAGGTGGTCAGCTGGGTGAAGCAGTTCTCCAGCGGCGGGTCCGCCTGCGCCGGAATCTGATTGATAGCGACGAATGCAAATGTAGCCAGGATGGCCGCGCTGAGAGCGGCCAAAATGCGCTTTCTCATTTCCCCTCCAACATTATTTTCCGGAGGCGCTTACGCGCGCCCCGAGCAGTGTAGGTGATTCCCGTATGCCTTACGGGCGTAGGATCGTTATGGCGGTATCCAACGAACTCCCAGAAATGCAGGAATCTATACCACCGATTAATGTGGAACGACGCGTTACACCAGCGGACCACCTCGCTCATCATTGTCCGTCGCCCATTCAGCAAGATGAGACTGGACGCTCATCAATCGCTCGTTCGCGAAAGAGGATGCCTCCGTTCTGCATCTGAATAATGGCGTTTGTGCGCTGCGGATCGCTCAGCCCAGCACGACGAAGAGCAGTATCCACCTTGAACAAGGTCTGCTCATCGTAGCGCTCTTTATCCGCAGCCGTAACAAACGCGAGATCGCCACCTAGTGCTTCGGCCACCTTTCTCACCGTACTCAGCCTTGGGTCCCCGCCCGCCTCAAAGCGGATGAGAGCCGCAGACGACCAATTGAACTCACGAGTTAGCTTAATGGGTTCCCAACCCAATTCCTCGCGGCGCTGCTTGAGCGCCGCCACCAACGGATCAATCACTTGTATCCGCCTCCGGTCCCGCGTTGTGAGTGAAGTAGTGGTTGCCGGCCTCTAGTAGACCGCGCGCCCGATACCAAGGAATCCCGCCGTTGGGCATGATTATGCTGTAGGCGGTAACGTCCTCGGCCGGATCGTCCATATCCGGCTTGGTCTCTGCGGCGACAATGATCCAATCCGTCAGCGTGCCGTGCGTCGCCTCAGCATGGTTGTTGCGATACGCCTCGCGATACGCCTCGATGGCAGCTTCGATCATATCGTTGGTGTCGCGCTCCTCCTGCGACCTGGCCATTAGACGTGGCCACCGGAATTAACGCAAGGGTGCCCCTGCAGAGGTACCGAATGCGGCAGGAATTGGCCGCTCATGGTAACCGGCAGGATCTGCTGGCAGGCCTTGCATTGCCGATGTACGGCGCCGGTATCGCGCCACGCCACCAATTCCGCAATGGCGACAAGTGCCCAGCCGAGGGACTCCAGCAATTCCCCCTGCTGCGCTTCCAGCGTGGCCACCCGATCACCAAGCGCGGCCGATGCCTGGCCTACGCGCTCAAGATGATCGCGCAATTGCGCCTCTACGTCCTTGCGGATATCTGCTGCATGCATTCCCGCATACGGATCAACACGCGGCCCATCATACGGATTTATCATTATCCCCAGCCTTCAAACTTTGGCTTCGTCGACGGAGGCGTCGCCTTACGCGCTACCGCCTTACGAGGCTTTGCCCTTGCGGGCGCCCGACTTGCTTTCTTCGGAGTCTCCTGTACCGGCTCCGTTGGCGCTAGTTCTTCGTCATCCTCTACTCGTTCGAACAGCTTCCCCAGTACAGCCTGCCACTTAGGAGTCTCAATCCCAACATCCACACCAGCCCGGATACCTACCCGGTCCAGGCCTTGTGCTGCTGCCTTCAGCCGTAGGTCAAGCGGAGCCGTCTCATCACGTGCAATCCGACGAATAATGGTCGCGTAATCGTCCGATCCAAGCGCTAGCGTCCGCTGAGCTACCGCAATTGTTTGGGGCGCGGAACCTCCATGCGCAGCGCAATAATCAGTTCCATTTGCACCATATCCACGACACGGCCGGTACGTCCGACCATTGTCCTCATCCAGGACGGGATCGCCTTTGCGGTGATTGCCTTCATCATACTGCCAGCGGATAACCGTGCGCCCTTTGCAGATGACATTCCGATTGCGAGGCTCAGCCGGGAGACTATCACCATATTGAGAGGCTGCTGCATCGGAGGAGTCAAGGCTCAATGGTCTACGCTCCCATCTCCGTGGTTGGGACATCCTCGAGGGTAGCCGTCTCTATCTTAGCTGCCTCCACGCCCGTACGGACTAACCCGGCAGGATCCCCGGTACCATCCTGGACGGCTCTGATGCTATCCCGGACCCGAATCAAGAACTCCTCGAGCGCTCTGGTATCAGCAAAGCGATCAGCAGCCTTAACCCGAACTATCTCAACTTGCAGTTCGGCTTGCGCCCACAGCAGCACTTCTACCCGCCCGGCAAGGCGTCCGGCCGCAACAGATTCCGCGTCATACCCCCCCAAGACATCGCCGAGCGTCCCCACAACCTTTGCGGCTTCCAGCACAGCCACAACGGCTTCATCGGAAGCGACCATTCCCCGACCTCCAGAACAGGAACAGCAATATCAA